TCCCTAACGGGCTGAAGAACTTTTTCACAAAGCGTTTTAAGATTAGCAATTTCGGTCTCCCCGGGTGTGTTGTCCATGTCGTGACGCAGTGCAGTATCAGACTTCACCATCTCTGACAAGGTAAAGTTGGCGGTCAGGTTCATTTCTTCTTGTCCAGTATTTCGTCAAGTTGTAAGGATTTTTCCTTACTTCCAGCGCTAGAGCCAAAGTAGTAGCCGAGCACCATAGTAACTGCTGAGGTCAGCGCACCCAACACGTAGATAATTATGTCCTTTGCTTCTGGCTTGACTTCTGCAAAAACAATTATCCCAAACAAAAGAAAAGTCAGACCCACCGTACCCAAGGCCAGCACAGGCGTAACGATCTTATTTATAGTCGGCGCAAACTCACTGGTGGCAATCTCAATCTCCCGTTTCCTAGCCGAGTCCATCTCTTTTACATGGGCTTCAAGTTCAGCCAGTTGACCCCTCTGAGCCATCTCCATGAGGGTGGCTTGTGCCTTGGCTTTGGCTTCTGGGTCAGGCAAAACCTTGTCCAGAACCTTTTCCCCAATACTTAATAGTGCGGCAATTGGTAACATTTTTATCCCTTTGTTGCTAGATACAGACCGACGTTGCTAAAGGCGTATCCGGCAAACACGATAGCCATAGCAAAGTTTCCCTTGGTGCCCTGCTCAAAACCTATGTAGGCGTAAATACAGCCCACAAAAATCATAAGCCACGGACTCATACTCTTTGCCCACGGAAGTAAGCCACCCCGTCAATAACTTCACAAAGTTCCGGCGGAAGCAACTTCCCATTTTCAAACGTCAATACAGCAAAACCTGAGCACCAGTTGACCGGGTTCATTTCTGTATATACAAATTGCTCACCATAAGGTTCTGCCAGCGTCCCGGCGTCTACCCCCCAGCGACGCCCGTCATAATCACTAAAGGGGGTGGTTTTTAACTGATGTAAGTGACCGGTCACTATCGAGCGCCCCGATTTCAAGGCATTGTTCCACGTGCTGTGTACCCCATTGTGATACCGGTGCTTGACAACAACTGATCCGTTAATATCAATCCGCCAGCCATAATGCCAACCGGGGAAGTAGTCCCACAACGACATCATATCTCCTATCTCAGGAGCATTAACTGCGATGTACCGATGCAAACGAGCGTCGTGATTACCTATTGTCCACAGGAACACAGCGTTCTTTGTAGCGTTACGCACCTCATCAAGACGATCCCTGCAAGCCTCAATCTCTTTCTTTGGTGTAGGTGGATTCGTACCCATCAAAGGCTCGTGCCGTGAAATCCTAGCGCCATCTACCACATCCCCGTTCATGATGACTGTCTTAGGTTTGTATTCTTTTATTAGAGATACAAACGCCTTGTGCGCTGTCGTGATCTGATCAGGCCAATAATGTGCGTCTGATCCAATAAACACCATGCCGCTGTCAACTTTGTGTTCTAAAATGCGGCGGTCTTCGGGAATGACGGTGGTTCTATGTTTTTCTTGCGGGGCATTGTATGCAACTAGGTTGATACCTTGAGTTGCTTGGATCTTTGCTTTGCGTTCAGCAAGGGCACGGACGGATATACCTACGTGTTCAGCCGCCTTTTGGGTGCTACCAAACCTCTTCATCGCAGAGACTATTTCTTCGTCAGATACTTTTCTTAACGCCACGGGGTTTCCTCGGTAGTTTTATTTCATCAATAGGGCCATGCGAACTTGAATCGTACAAACAAGCAATCTCAACTGCCTCTTTAGGAGAAGCCCCAAAATGCATCGCCGCTATGGCAAAGTTGGCTCCCGTCCCTATGCTCCAAAAATCATTCTTAATTCTTGCAGGAATTATTGAACTCTCATATATCCACAACCCATCGTGCTTTAAAGCAATCACCGTAACTTCGGTATCAGAATCCAAATCACCGCCGGACTCCATTACCTGATAAAACTTTAGAATCTTGTCCCAATCACCACAGGCACCATAAATACAATCCTTGCCATGTCGTAATTTCTCTACTAAGTAAAAACTATCATCACCGCTAACCATGCTATCTGCGGCAATCTCGCCCGTAGAAAACTTAGCAGCGATAGTTGTCATAAATGACCTTTAGCAATGTAATAGATAGTTACCATGAAGAACGCTATGGTGAAACACCAAATCTTTAAAAGTCTTAACTTAGCCAGATCCCTGCCAAACTCGTCCTTGCCTTCTTTTACTTCTTTTATCTGACGTTCTTTAATCGCCAGAATCTCAACCCATTCCTTCTCGGCTACTTCTTTGCCGTACCGCTCTATTAAACTATCCTTTAATTCCTGCTCTGCTTCTTTAATTTGCTTTAATCTGCGCCACTCAGCAAAAGCGGTCATGATTGTGGTGTCACCTGTAACAACCCGTTGCTTTTGTTTAAACGCCTGCTTGGCTTGTAACTCGGCTACACCTAGACGCTGAATGTCATCTACCGCAGACGACAACTCCTTGCCCGACTGAATCGCCGATTTGATTCCCTGCGTGGCACCTTTTGCCGCAGTCAGTATTGGGTCGATGTCCGCCAAGATTCATTCCTATTCCTAAGTCTGACCCCAAGTCTTAGCACCGGCTTTAGGTACGGATGTAGCCCAGACCGATACGGATTTCCTTAATTTTAGGGGTGCACCACAGTCGGAGCAAGTATCAGCCGCCAACTCAGCCTCATCCAAGTCATACCCACAAGCAGAGCAAACGTGAACTTCTTCCGAGCGGCAAACTTTTACCCCGTCTACCTTATGCGCTTCAATTACTGTTTTCATTGTGACTCCTTAGAATTCTGTCCAACCGGTGACAATATATTTTTCATTGCTCAATGGCGGATTGCCACGATGAGTGTGCGTAAACGCAGCGGGCCAGATTACAAGCGTTCCCTGTTCAGGTTTGACCCTCATGTGTTGGTAAAGAAACTCAGTTTCCCCGCCTTCTTGCACATCATTAAGATAAAGAATCCACGTTAAAAGTCTATGAGAATACTCTCTGCTACCTGATTCATAGTGCCAAACGTGATAACCACCACCAATTTTTGTTTTTTGAATTTTAAAAGCGTAATTAGCGTGTCTATCAGACTCTTTTAAACACGAATATTCTTGTTCATAAATAGGATAAAATTTTTCCCAAAATAATTTGTTAAATTCTTTTGTTGATTCACGAAGTGGTACATAATCAACTTGATCATCAAAAACTTGAGTATCGTCTTTATAAGTTTTTAAAACATTTTCAAATTCAAACCGAGTTTTTCCATGCCCGGAAGAAACCATATTTTCATAGTGTTTAATTACACCCTCACAAAATTCTTTTGTAAAAGCATTCTTAAAGATTCCTACAAAATCTTTAATTAAAAAATCAACAACTCTTGGTTCTAATTGTTTTTGCTCTGACATTTCGGACATTTTTTATCCCTATTTAAACCACGGCCCAACAAGCCAAGTTACAACAGATCTCCGTATACCTTTTGTAACCGGCTCAACCCCATGAAGCACAAAAGAAGGAAAAACTAAAACAGAGCCGGGTTGTTGTGGTGGGTACACTTTTTCATGCGCATTTTGAAGAAATAAACGACCACCTTCAAAATCATCATTTAAAAAAGCAAGGATTGTTAATTTTCGACACTCTGTTTGGGTTGGATCCATAAACGTATCAGTATGAGCATGGTAGTGCCCGTCTACGTCATAAATAAGATAATCGCATTGATTAGCGTGGGATACATCAAATTTCCACGCTTGCCTATTTGCTTCTAACGCCATCCCTGCCATCTGAGCGCCAAGCCCATTCCAAGCAGGTAATGGTATTTTTTTAACGTCCCTAATTTTTTTATTTACAACACCGGGACCACTACTACCAATTAAAGCATCTTCTTTATCCCACACTTCCGCCGCTTCAATAACTCTTTGTGCTGCTTCTAAAGGAAAAGCATCGGGGAAATGCCAATATAAAATTGTTGATGCGTGATGAGAAAGACGTTGCCTTTTATCGTATTTCCACTCAGCATGGGGGCCATTAGCATCTACATAATGCAGAAATACCTGAGCCTGCCACTGACCTTCTTTATAAGGCTCACGCCAATGATGTTTATCACACCCACGGTATAAGACCGCATCGCCAACTTCCATTAGTATTTTGGAAGCATTGATACCGCCCTCATCACCCATATAGATAGGCCAAGGATCACCCTCAAACCCAAGGGTTAGGGTAGCGCTAATCTCACAAGATGGGCGATCCGTGTGGATCTTTAATTCTTCACCGGGAGCATAGAGGCGGGCATACGCATAAGTGGGGTAGAGTTTCTTACCAGATGCAGTCTCGAAGTTAGGGAGAAGTTGCTCTAATAAAGAATCAAAAACAGGTGCTCCATGAACGGCTTCAGACAAAGGGCACTGCGGATCTTTAGTGGTTTTACCTTCAGCAACAATTTTTTTAAGTTCTGCGGTTAGTCCCGCACAACTATCTTTGCTAAGAAAACCAGAAAGATGCGTATAACCCTGTATCTGAAGTTGTGTCATGGATTCACACATACTAACTCCAAACTTTTGAGGGTCTTATAGGCCAAGACACATTACCAGATTGGGGATTAATAGCAATTGCTCTAAGGGCAGAACGATAAGTTTCCCATTCCGCTTTATTTTGAAGATTTACATCAGGTAAAACCGACCAATCAGAGTCTTGCAGTTTTCGTTTTGCTAGTTCTTCATTTTCTTCAGCGGTGTAAGGAAGAACAGGAACAATAGGTGGTTCAGGAATCAGATTAAATTGGTTATTCTGATAAGTGTATTTATGGCCCACAATATTGTCTGGGCAATCAACCCATATATTGCTAGGCGCTACGTCAAATACAACATCTTCTACCTGAACAACAAGCCCGGACTCTACATCTATAAGTGCTTTTCTCATGATATGTCCTGTGTATTAATAAAATATAAGAACTCGTCCTGAATTGCCAGCACCGCCGTTTCCACCGGGGCCGCCAACAACCGCACCGGGATTACCTCCTACACCAGCGCTAGGAGACCAAACAGCGGAGGCGGCACCGGGGGATGGTTGTGCGGGTATTTGGGATAAAGGTGAAGTCCCTGCGTTCCCCGCATTTCCACTTGTATTTCCGGGTGAGTTACCCCCTCCTCCCCCACCATTAGCAGTTAATAAATTACCAAAAGAAGATGCGTTGCCAACGCCAGCAGCATTTCGCCCCCCCGGCCCCGGTACAATAGTAGAGCCAGAACCACCAGTCCCAACAGTTATGGCGTAAGGAGTGCTACCTGTAACGGTTAGAAAAGAAACACCTAAAACACCAGACCCACCTGCACCCCCAGCCCCGCCAGTGGCATTACCGGGGTCAAAACTTCCACCTCCACCACCACCACTACCACTAACTACATAAGCCAAAACTTTAGTTGTGTTAGCGGGGGTTGTAAAAGTGCCGGGGGAGTTAAATACATCTATATCTGTTGTAAGACCGCCACCACCAGAAGTAGCAATAGTGATAGAGCCTGTTCCGTTGGTAATATTAATACCTGTACCAGCAGTTAATGTCGCTTTAGTAAGTGTATTTCCTGTGCTATTACCAATTAGTAACTGTCCGTCTGTATACGAAGTCTGTCCTGTACCACCTACGTTTACTGCTGTGGTACCAGAAGTAAGGGCACTTGCATTAGTAGTTGTCGCTGCGGCTTGTGAAACCCAACCAGTGCCATTAGATGTAAGTACATTACTAGACGTACCGGGAGCAACAAATTTAACGGCATTTGTGCCGTTACCAATTACAACACTTTCAGCGGTAAGTGTCTCAAGTCCGGTTCCACCAGAAACAACCGACATACCCTCAATCGCATTTACTACATCTGTGCCGTTGTTGTAGAGCAGATAAGACCGACCAGCAGGGACAGCAACACCGGTCTGGCCCGTTACTTTAACCGTAATAGTGTCAGCCGTACCATTATTAACGATATATGGCTTTTGGATTGCCGGAACAATAAGATCACGAGCGCCACCCGTGGTTCCTGTTAAATTAAGCCTTAATGCGCGGGCCGTTTGGCTTGCATTAGTATTGCTTAAAGTTAATGTGACGTTAGCGCTTGCAAATGTAACTGTTGCTGTTTCTACAAGTGCTTGCTCAATTGCCACCCCTAGGTTGTCATTAGTGACGTTACCCCATGTCCCCGAGTTTTCCCCGGTAGCCATAAGTTGAATTTTTAAATTACTGTACGTACTTGCCATTATTTACTCCTTAAATTAAGCCGCTATGGGCAACCAATTTGGTGTTTGTACATCATTAACCGGTATCCAGTTGGGGTTCTGATTGGGGTTAATTTTACTCCAAATCAGCACTTTTCCAACACGGCCTTGTCCTTGAACCCCCGTTACAGATACTATTTTTGGAATACTTGCTACAGCATTACCTACTGAACCTGTTGCCTGTTGAAGTGTGACCGGTATATAGTTAATTGTCTTGGTAGTAATTTGCCCAAGTTCCGAATCCCCTTCAACCCCCGTTAGCGATACGTTAGCCGCACCGCTTTCATCAGTTTCACCTAACTGACTTACACCCTCAAGACCTACTAAATAAACATTTGCCTTACCAACTACAGTTGTGGTTCCAACTTCTCCGTCACCTTGAACCCCAGTAACGTAATAAGCAGTGCGCTGGGTTACCTGACCAACTTCTCCAGAGGCTTGAACCCCGGTTACGGGAACTGTTGCACTACCTTCGGCTGTGTCTTGTCCTAGAGCGCTAGTGCCAACCACCCCTACTGGGTAAATATTTACCCTGCCAACTACAGTTGCTTGACCAACCTCACCCGTCGCTTCAACCCCAATAACAGGCGCATTAGCGGCGGCGGTTACAACGGCCTGTCCAAGATCGACGGTATGCTGAAACCCCGCTGGCTCAACCTCGGCACCTGCGGCAACCCCGACTGGGTCAAGAAATGCGCTACCTTGGACTCCAGTAGGCCGAACAACCGCATTAAATCTAAAATCAATTTGCCCAACTTCTCCGTTACCTTCAACTCCTACTGCATATATGTTTGCAGCGATTTGTAACGAAACAGAGCCTATCTGTCCAACAGCAACAACTGGATCTACGTTTGTTCCACGGAAATCAGCGCCCCAAGCGCCACGACTCCACGGGCCTGAACCCCAGCCAATATAATTTACATCCGTACTTACTTTTAAAGAACCAACATCACCAGAGGCTTCAACCCCAGTAACGTAATAGGCAAATTCTTCCTCTTCTTCGCCTACTGCACCATCACCTTGTACTCCAGTTGGGTATACATTTGCCGCTAGGGCAACTGCAAGAACTCCGGTTTCACCGGTACCCTCTACACCTGTAGTCTGTACATTTATACCAATACTAAAACTAACCTGCCCAACTTCACCGCTACCTTCAACACCAAATACAGGCGCATTAGCGGCGGCAGTTATTGTTACTTGTCCAAGATCAACAGTATGTTGAACCCCTGCTGGTTCTACTTCACCTCCAGCCGCTACCCCTACAGGATCTAACTCTGCGCTACCTACAACTCCAGTAACATTAACTAGAGCGTTTGGATTGCCTTCACCAAAGTTACCCTCCCCATAAGGCCCTATGCTCCAACCAGCCATGATTTGTCCTTTAGGGGAGGTTTGTTAATTAGGCAATACGAATAATTGCGTTTGATGCGTCGTTAGTTGGGAAAATGATGGTGAAGTCACCGTCCGAAGCGGTTTTGTCAGCACCAAAGTCCAACACACAAACCGATGCATTGGTCAACGTGGTATTAGCATTGCTGTTTGCTGAAGGTGTGCTGTTATAAATCAGAGCGCCACGAGCAGTAA